AAATATGCAGCACTAATTGTTAAACATGAAGCTCTAGAAGATCTAAAAAAGATGGTTAGACATATTAAAGTCATTAAGCAACAAATTGTTAAAAATGAACTATACGATACGATCTATACGTTCTATGGTTCATCGACATTCACAACATCTGAAATGTCGCAGCTTATTGATGTAACACTTAAATACGCTGAAGAAGTTGGAGTAGCTGATGTTGAGAATTATTGGAGAGGAGTTCTAAATGACAACTGACGAAATTATAAGATGCTTTCATGGATGGCTTGATGTAGATTGGAGAACTAAAGATCAATGCTTAAGTTGGATGAGAGATATCTTCCATACAGTAATAAATGAAAGAGATCTAAGAGATGTTTTCTCACAATATTGCAATGACTATATTGAAGGAAAACACGATTCTTATCTAGCTCATTCTGTAAGAGGATATAAATTAACTTCTGATCCAGAAGAAATAAAGAGATCTATTGCTGATGATGAATCAAGAATGAAAGCTCTGTCTCATAGAGTGTACGGTGTAAAGAAAAGATTGAAAGAAGATAATCAAATAACTCTTCTTCCAAATCAAGAAAAAGAACTAGATGCTTACGAAATAATTTCTAAGATGGAGATCTGATATGAGTGCTAGAGATAACGAAAAATATTTTTGGTGGAAGAAAGATAAAAATTATTATTCTAATCATAAATTAAAAGCTTTACACAAAATGAAAAACGGATATGCTTACTCAATATTGTTGGAGATCATGAAGTGTGAATCTACTCCATACGAAGGAATACTTAAGTTCTCAGAGACGAGAGCATATACAATCGAAGAATTAGCTGCAGTTGCTGATATGAGCGTCAAAATGGTTGAAAACGGCCTAGAAGCATTAAAGGATCTAGAACTAATTACTATAGATGATTCTGGAATAATCATTGTTAACGATTTTGATAACTGTATCGGATCAGAAACAGGTCAAACCAAACGTAAAAGAGAAGCTAAAGAAAGTGGTAATTGTGAGGTAAACTTTACCACCGATTTACCAAAAAACGAGGTAAAAAATACCCTAGATATAAGAGTTAAGAGTAAAGATATAAGAGATAAGATTATATATTTGTTATCATCATCAAAATTAAAGTATAGAGAACTAGGTTTTGATAAAGAATTTGACGAAGCTGAATCGATGATGATTAAAGCAGCAATTATCTCTGAACGGATTCCTTCAAAAGAAAGAATCGAAGAAATACTAGGTGAAGTAGTATTTAAAAATGATTTATTTAATAAACAAGGCTATTTAATAAATTGCTTTAAAAACGAGGTTAATTGTGAATACGCACGAAACGATAATTGATGTAGATGATGGTAAGTTTGTTGGAACAACTAGAGAAGTTGAAAACTATCTAGGTGTAAAAGCTAGCAATCAAATTACAAAATATGCTAACAACAATCAAGTGTTTAGAGGACATAAATTAAAATATTTCGGAACACTTAAACATGTTATGATCTACGGATTATTTGAAAATAATATTTTAATCTTCAAAGGTTCAGCTGAAGAAATTTCAAAAAAATTTATTGTTTCAAAAGCTAGTATTCACAACGATGCAAGAACAAATTGCAAATTATTAGGTAAATATAGCGTAGTTAAATTTGAATACGCTGATGTCATAGAAAGGTAAATATGAAATTAATTGGTGAATTAATTTCAATCAGTATCGGCTTATTCTTTGTAGTAATCATACTAGGTGCAACTGTTTATTTAGCTTATCTAATTATCATGATTTGCAAACTATGCATTATTGAGATCAAAACAAAGGTTAAAGCTGATGATCCAGAAAAAATTATGAAGTGGTTAGAAGGGAAAACATTATTTGGTGAAGATGATGAATATAAACAAAACGATTGATAGAGCTATTGAAAAATATGGTGAAAAGCAGCAAAAGATAGTTGCTATCGAAGAGATGTCTGAATTAACAAAAGAGATCTCTAAGGATTTAAGAGGAAAGCCAGATATAGCTCATATAACTGAAGAAATGGCAGATGTAAACATCATGCTAATGCAACTTCAAAAAATGTATAACATCAATCTTCAAACTTTATTTGAAGCAATAAATAACAAGCTTGATAGATTGGAAAAGAGACTTGATGATGAAGAATCTAGGAAAGATTAATGTTTCATATATTGTCTCAGTATTAACAGCATTATTAGCTGGAATAATTATTGGAAAGTTGGTGTAACAAATGGCAGAAAAGAAAATTAAAAAGAAAGTGTTGTTTGTATGTGATAAGAAAAAGTGTGTTAAGTGCAATCTACAATTCAATGGCAAACCATGTATGCATACATCAGACATTAATCATGCAGTGAATTTTAAAAACAATGGTAATGGTGTTTATGAAGAAGATGCTACTTACTTAAATGATCAAGAATTTTGTATTACGAAATTACAAAATATTAATGATGATCTTAACAAACAACTTCAAAAGATTATCAAACATCAGAAAGAATTCGATGCAGTATTAGCAAAGAACGGATTAATGACAAATGAAAATATTAATCTGTTGCATATGGAAATCGAAAAAGGAATCAGTAAAAATGTGTAGACAGTGCGAAGATTGTGGACATGCATGTTTCCACAGAGGAGCAGTTCGTGGAATCATGGATGCTGATCCAGATGAATACTGGTGTGATGCTAATGAAGATGAATACTATTATTCTGATGACGATGATATCAAAAGAGAAATGTATTACGAATTCATAGAAGAGCAAATGAAAAAAGGCATGACTCAAGAAGAAGCTGAAGCTGCAGCTGATGAAGAAGAGTTTGAAGTTGAATGTCCAAGCTATTCATATTTCGATGCATACGAATATGAAGAAAGTATGAGAGATGGACCATACGATACTGTTAAGGAAGCTGAGGGATTAGCTTAATGACAGCAAAAGAAATGTTTGAAACTTTAGGATATAAGCAAAGAGAAAAGAAAACATTCATTGAATATTCTAAAGGTGATGGATTCGAAACAACGTACATTATTTTTTACAAAAATGGAAGCTTGTGGCAAGGATATGTCGGTTCATACAGAATAGACAACAAAAGAAATAGAAAGCTTACACTGTTAGATCCTAAAGAAATAGAGGCAATGCAAAAACAGTGTAAAGAACTAGGATGGCTAACAAAAAGGAGGAAGATAACAAATGACAGAAGAATTAATAAAGCTTAAGAAATATTTAGATGATCGCAAAATTGAATATAAAGATATGTCGGATAGGCAATTATTTATTACTGATAAAAAAGATCCATACGGTATCGACAGAATTCATTTAACGATTAAAGGAATTAAATTAAGTATCATTAATGGATTTGGAACATATGGTGGAATACCTTATCTAAATGCTCCAAATTATGGATATCTAGAAATGATGATCAATGAAGAAGAACCAATTGGATGGCTTAAAGCTTCTGATGTGATCAAGAAAATAGAATCATTAATGGAGGTGGTATGAAAACAATAATAATTAAATTAGTATTCGTTATTTCGTTTATAATACTAGCCTTCTTATTAGGAGAATAAATTTATGGAACATACAGCTAGAGATGATTTTGAAGAATTAGGATATGAATTTGATGGTGAAAACGAAAAGTTCTTATCTTATAAAAAAATAATCGGAAAGAATACTTACTACATCGGATTTAATAAATTAAATAAGTCTGTAACGTATGGACTTATGGGACCAGTTGTTATATCTGAACTTGAGATAAGAGCTATATACAATCAAATGAACGAGTTAGGGTGGTATTAATGGCTAAAACAGAAACTACAGAAGCAATGGAACTATTGCTAACAAAAATGTTTTATCAGTCTAGTTATTGTTTAATGCATAAAGAAGTTGAGTATGGCGGTTATGAAAGAAATAACACGTCAAGATATTGATTATCTATTACAAAAATTCGATAGATATAAAGAAACAGCTGAACAGTATGAATTTATAAATCTATTAATGATAGATGTAATGATTGAAAAAACGAACCTTGATGAAATAGTTAACAATCAAAAAGAAGCTAGATCGATGTTCAGATGTATCTTAAGAACAATGGGTGAAGATTTTAGCTTATATGAAGAAAAAAATTATATTTAAAAAAGGAAGGTAAACATGGATAAGATAGAATATTTAATAACTATTCTTAGATCAATTAGAAACGATTTTGGTTCTAATTGGAAATTGTTATTGGAAAAAAGATTAGCATTGCACACATGCAAAGACATCATAAGCAATGCGCAAAATGAAGAAGATGTAATATTTTATGAAAACATTTTAGATGACATAAAATCATACAATATATTTTCTAATCAATATGACGGAAGATATGTAAGAAATATCTATGAAAGAATCGAAGAAAGAACACATATAACAATTAATAATAACGGAATAGATATGTGCGATGAAATGAAAGTTAGAGATTTTCTTAATAAAGAAATTAAGTATATTAAATCTTTTAGTGGTTTGATTAATTATCTTCATTTTGTAAAAGAAAACTGCAACACAGATTATGGAGTTGCTCCAAGATCTATTGCTCAAGCTTGTTTAGCTGTTGGAAATTATCTAGCTGGTGAATTTGGAATAACCGGATTCCAAGCTGGATTCGTAATGTGGGATTTTATTAGATTCTGGAATCATGAAAGTAACAAATGTGGAATGAGATTAATAGATTATGACGATATGCTATATCCACAACATGATTATAAATTTGAAAAAACAATAGATAAGAGAACATTTGAAGCTTTACAAAAAGCTGCAAAAGAAAGATTAAAAGAAGCCGAAAAGGAGCCAGTACATCCAAAAGTTGCAGAACACTGGCAATCTATAGTTGATGGAAAAGTTCCGTTTGGATATTCAATTAAGGAGGACAATTAATGATAAATATTAACAACGTATCGTTAGTTGGAAGATTAACAAAGGATCCAGAACTAAGAAAGACACAAAGTAATACTTCAGTATGTGGATTCACGTTAGCTTGCAACAGAGACTTTGTTTCAGAAGGAGGACAAGAAGCTGACTTCATTAACTGTATTGCATGGAGACAATCAGCTGACTTCTTAACAAAGTATGCAAGAAAAGGTGATTATGTTGGAGTTAGAGGAAGAATCCAAACAAGATCATACGAAAATGAATCAAATAAGAAAGTATATGTAACTGAAGTGTTAGTTGAACATTTGTGTATAGACACCAAGAGAGAAGCAAGCAAGGAAGATAATTCTCAAGTGCCAGAAGCTAGTATTCCTCAATATGATATGGACAATGATGGTGGATTCTCAAATACTCCGTCATTAGATATATCAAGTGATGATCTTCCATTCTATTAATAGTTAATCAAAGGAGACAATAACAAATGAAAAACACATTAGAAGACTTGCAAAACCATCTATTCGAACAAATAGAAAGATTGAATGATGATGAATTAGTTGGAGACGATTTAGATCGAGAAATAAAAAGAACTGGAGCTATGGTCAACGTATCGAATCAGATAATATCAAATGCAAAAGTTAATCTTGAAGCAGCTAAAGTTATGCTAGATAACGGATATGATGTTGGAAACAAGATAACAACAATGATGATTGGACATGACAAGAAGAATACAGTCAACTGAAAAGCGTAGATCTCCGTATAAAGCTACAGAAGAACAACTTAAATTTCTTGAATCAAATTATGGAAAGGTAACGATGGGAAACTTAGTGAAGATGTATAACGCTAAGTTTCCATCTAATCCAATTACAAATTGGCAAATATACCGATTTAATTACAAGTACGGTTGGAAAGAAAAAGCTCAAGATCCTCCGCATAGAAATATGACAGTATGGACCAAAGAGATGATTGAATACTGTAAGATCCATGCAAAAGAGTATTCTTACAGAGACATGGCTAAAAAGCTAAATGAAGTATTTGGAACTGATATCAAAGAAGAGCAAATAACTTCAATGTATACACGCTACGGAATCACAAACGATAAACCGACAGCGTTCCATAAAGGCCATGTTCCAGCTAATAAAGGCAAAAAATGGAGTGAATATCTAACTCCAGAACAACAAGAAGCTTGTAAAAAAGGATGTTTCAAGAAAGGACAAGAATCATTCAACAAAAAACCTATAGGAACTATTGTTATCAGACATGATTGTCATAGAAAAGGACAGTCATATAGATGGATTAAGGTAAGAGATGGAGTTTCCAACAATTATCAAATGTATTCTAGATATCTATATGAGAAAACATATGGAATCAAGTTAAAAACTGACGATTTGATCATACATTTAGATGGAAATCCATTGAATGACGATATAGAAAACCTATTCTTAGTTAAGAACACAGAAAACGGAACTCTTAACAAGAGCTATAAAGTCAGTAGTAATCCAGATATAACTAAAGCGGAAATATTAACAATTAGACTTAATCAAAAGCTAAAAAAAGTTAAATAGGAGATTTGTAAAAGGATGATTGATGCTCAAGAAGTAATAAACGAACTCAAGACATACAACAGATATGTCAAAAAGAGACAAGAAGCTATAAACAAATACAATGAGTTTGAAGCACAGCTTGAGTATCTTTATAATTCCTATACATCTCCAGCAGCATGCAATTGTATCGAAATAACTATGTTTGTAAAAGGTAAGCTTGTAACAAAGACTATTCCGCTTCCTAAGCTAGATCCAGATCCTAATCGAAAGGAAGTAATTAGAAAGAGCATAATATGTCAGCAATGCGATTTATGGGATGAAAGAGAGTATTATGACCGTAAGATTAGCAAGATCAAGAAGCTTATGAATGAAATGCCAGCTGATATTAGTAAGCTAGCATGGGATGTCTACGTTAAGAAGAAGGTTCAGAAGATATCTAGAGAAAAAGGATTCACGGTAAATGGCTTATATGACTATATTCGTGATCAGATTGATGAAAGTTTGAACTTTCGAGTTACATCAAAAAAATAAATTATTTTTTACAGCCATGTTATTATGATAGTGTGGAAAAACTAGATAAAGAGGAAACTCTAAGTCTAGTTTTTTTACGTTATAGGAGGTTTGATAAAATGAAACACATTATTACTGAAGTTTATCCAGATTGTCCTAAATGCGGCAAAGAAATGCACGGGATAAGCACATTTAAACACGATGGAAAGTCTAAAAGTCCATACGGAACTAGATATTCATGGTGGGAATGTGAATGTGGATATAAAACAAAAGAAGTAAGAGGATATGTGAATCCAGAAAGAAAAGAAGAAATAGTTAAGGAGGATTAAAACATGGCAAATAGGCAAACAATAAACGTTAAACCAGATAAAGATGGCAAGATCATCATTAAGTTATTTGGACAAGAATACGAAATCGTCATTGATAACAAGAAAGAAAAGGTTGTAGATGACAACAAACAAGCTGACAAATAAGCAAGAAAAGTTTGTTCAAGGATTAATTAAAGGCTTAAGTCAAAGGCAAGCTTATATAGAAGCTTATCCAAGAGCTGAAAAATGGAAAGAAAGTGCTATTGATTCTCAAGCATCTATCTTGCTAAAGAATAGTAAGGTTTTAGAAAGGTATCAAGAGCTTGCTAAAAAAGCTGAGGATGAAGCTATTATGAGCTCAAAAGAGCGCAAAAAGTGGTTATCTGACATAGTTACTACTGGAGAAATGACAGTAAATAACATCAGAATTCCAGTTAAAGCAGCAGATAGACTTAAAGCTATGGATATTTTGAACAAGATGGACTCTGAATACATTGAAAAGCATGAAGTTGCTATTCAAGAGAGTGGTTGGTTTAAATAATGAAACAGTTGAATCCAGATGCATTTAACGATTGGATATACAACAACATTGACGATTATTCGCATAGAATCGAAGTATATTACGGTGGTGCTGGATCTGGAAAGAGCTTTGGAGCTGGACAAAAGATATTATTAAAAGCTTTAAATGACAAAGTAAACGGTATTCGAAAGGTGCTTGTCATTAGAAAGATTCAAAGATCCATCAAAGATTCCATCTGGGATCTAATGAAACAATTGATTCGAGAAGCTGGTTTTATCAATGAAACAGATATTAATAAAACTGACTTTGAGATAACACTTCCTAACGGAAGTTCTTTTTTATTTAAAGGCTTAGATGACGAAGAAAAGATTAAATCTATCAACGGAATCACAGATATAGTCATTGAGGAGGCTACAGAATTGACTGAGAATGAATTTACGCAGCTTAATTTACGTCTTAGACCGAAAGCTAGTAATCCGCAAATCTATCTGATGTTCAATCCTATATCGAAGAAAAACTGGGTTTATTCTTATTTCTTTGAGAAAGAAAGGCCAGAAAATTGTATTGTTGTTCAAACAACATACAAAGATAACAAATTCCTTGATCAAGAATATTGCAAGGAATTAGAGAAGCTGCAGCTTAGGAATCCAGCATATTATCGTATTTATGCTTTAGGAGAGTTTGCAACATTAGATAAGCTTGTATTTCCGGTATGGGAAGAGAAGCTTATATCTGATTCAGATGTTAAGGATCTACCGAAATGGATTGGACTTGACTTTGGTTATGTTAACGATCCATCAGCAATTACATACGGAAACATCGATGATGAAAACAAGATCATCTATATTCGAGGTGAATATGTTAAACGAGGTATGTTAAACGATGAAATTGCTAACGTTATGATTCAGTTAGGACTTCATAAAGACAAATCTTATGGAGACTGTGCTGAACAGAAATCAATAGCTGAGATAAGACGATTAGGAGTTAATATCGAAGCTACTGAAAAAGGAAAAGATTCTATCATTCATGGTATTCAATGGATCCAACAATATAAGCTAATCGTTGATGAACGATGCTTTAAGACAAAGGAAGAGCTAGAGAACTACACATGGAAGAAGGATAAAAAGACTGGTGAATACATTAATGAACCAGTTGATACATATAACCATACGATAGACTCTATCAGATATGGCCTAAATAAGTACATTAAAGGCATTATGACTCCGATTATTTTGAGCAAAGCTGAAATAGGAGTTGTAGGAACAATTAAAAAGAAAGGATATTGGGATCAATAATTATGTACACATTACCAAGAGATTATGAAATCGATGCCAGATTAATTAGAAAAATCATTGATTATGGCAAATCTAAAAATGACAAATTCAATAATCTTAAGAACTATTACTTAGGACATCATGATATTTGCAAAAGAGATAAAGATGGAACACTTAAAAATAACAAGGTTATGATTAACCATGCTAAATACATCGTAGATACTAATGTAGGTTATTTATTAGGTAATCCAGTAGAATATCAAGCTTCTGAAGAGTTCGATATTCAGCCATTATTAGACATTTACAAGAAGAATGTTATTACGGATCTAGACGTAGAACTATGCAAAGACATCGGAATCTATGGTGTTCAATATGAATATATCTATGCTGGAGACGATTCTCTTCCTAAATCAGTTGAATTAGACAATAGAAACATTGTTCTAGTTAAGGATGATACAGTCGAACATAAAGAGCTATTTGCTATTATGTATAGACCAGTTTACAAAGGAGAAGAAAAGAAAGATAAGATTCAATACTGGGATGTTAAGTATATAACTGATAAATTCATCAGAGATTATAGACTTGAAGGACAAAATCTTACTCAAGTTAGTGAAGATATTCCTCATGTATTCAAAGGTGTTCCAGTAATAGAATATAAAAACAATCCAGAGATGTTAGGAGACTTTGAAACAGTCATTTCATTGATTGACGCATATAACTTATTGCAATCAGACCGTGTAAACGATAAAGAGCAATTAGTTGATGCAATTCTATGTTTCTATGGAGTGGACTTCCAAGCTGAACAAACTCAAGATCTAAAGGAACATAGAGTTATTTCGAGAATTCCAGTTGATGGAAAGGTTGAATATCTAGTTAAGCAGCTAAATGAAGCTGATACAGATGTTTTAAGGCAAACTATTGAAGCTGATATTCATAAGATATCAATGGTTCCTAATATCACTGATCAGAACTTCGTTGGAAATGCTTCTGGTGTTGCGATCCGATACAAATTATTAGGATTCGAGCAAAACATCAAAAACAAAGAAAGATATTTCGAAAAAGGCTTAATGAAGAGATTCGAACTATATAACAACTTCTTATCAACAAAGTCAGCAATGGCTATTGTTCCTAAAGAGGAAGTTGATGTTATATTCAAGAGAAATCTTCCTTCAAATGACTTCGAAATATCACAAATGATTAATAATTTATCTGGAATCGTTGATAAAGAAACATTAGTCGGTCAATTATCTTTCATTAAAGATGCAAAAGAGATCGTTGAACTAGCTGAAAAAGAGAATGAAGTCGATGACAAGACTTTAAATGATGATGTATTTAAGTTTAACGATGTTGCAGATGCAGCTAGATATGGCGTTAACAAAGACGTTAAAGATAAGGTAAACGATGAAAAACAAGGCGTACTGGCTGAATAGAGCTATTGATCGTCAGTCAACAATCGATAAATTATCGCAGTCAGAATTAAACGAAATTAAAAAAATATACGATAGTTCTCAAAGAGAATTAACAAATATGATCAATGAGATCTATGAGACATACTCAAGAAAGACTGGACTAGACATTTCAGAGCTTAAACGTCTTATGTCATATAACGAGACGGATAAGTTCTGGAAGTCTTTAGATGGCCAGAAGATGAAACGGTATGTTAAAGAGAACTATAAGTCTAGAATCACTAGATTAGAGGCTTATAAAGCTCAATTACAAGCTAAATGCAACAATTTAGCTGATAAACAAGAGAAAATTATGACAATTGCTGGTAAAAATGCCATAAAAAGCTCTTATTTCAAGACAATTTACGATACTTCTGTAGGAGTTAACTTAGATCTAGCATTTAATACTCTAGATGATAGAACAATTGACTTGATTCTAAAGGAAAAATGGCTAGGATCTAATTATTCTGATAGAGTGTGGAAAAACACTAATCAATTAGCTGAGAATCTAAAAAGAATCCTAACAAAAACAGTTATGACTGGAGGATCTCAATCTAGAGCTATTAAAGAGTTAAGAGATTCAATGAATTCTGAATGGTATAAAGCTGAAAGATTAGTAAGAACTGAGATGAATCACTTCCATAATCAATCCGAATTAGAAGCTTATGAGGAGATGGGAGTTGAGGAATATGTTTATGTTGCTACTTTAGACAATAGGACATCGGAAATATGTCAAGAACTTGATGGAAAGAAGTTCAAATTGTCTGAAGCTGAGGAAGGTGTTAATTATCCTCCAATGCATCCGTATTGTAGATCTACAGTGCGAGCTTATATTAGCAAGGATGTAGAAAAGGATGTGCAACGAAGAGCAAGAGATCCAGAAACTGGAGAAAACAGTGTTATTAATAATTTGACGTATTCTGAGTGGATGGATA